GGAAGCTGGGAGACCCCGGCCACCGACGAGAAGCTGACCGTCAAACTCCTGGCGCTGCTCAGCTGCATTCGCAGCTGCGTAAGCACCGGGGGTAGAGACGTACTTCATCTCGCGGCTCAACAAGGGAGTCACATCCAATGATGTGGCCATCCAAGGAGCCGTGGTGACGGACCTCTGACATGCGCCGACATGCGCCCAATCCACAAGGGTGTTGTTGGCATCAAAAGGCTCTGCCGAATAGGCCAGAGCAATTGAGCCAGCAGTTGTGGTGGTAACGAACGGACAAAACTCGACGGTCATCTTCTCAATGCAATACTTACTGAACACAGCAGCAATTTTAGCTACTTGTGGCCCGAAAGGAGGCTTTGATTGACGAGCGTCGGTCGCTGAATCCGGCCCGTAGGCAGGATTGAGCTCGAAAGTTCGATACTGATTGGGTGCGACAGAACCCGACCCATTGGAGTAAAGGATCGGAGAACCATCGCTGAGCGTGCCGACAATGATCGTTGCCGAGTCGAAGGGGACACTCACAGAGTGTGGCTGATTAAAGCCACGCCTGTAAGACGTCCCTCTTGCGACGGGCGCAGAAGCAATGGCAGAAGTGATTCCAGTGGTGCCGAGAACGGCACCAACCTTGGCAGGCTTTGACTTCGACTTCTTCTTCTTCTTCATGGATGCCTTGGCGGCTGTTCTTCCTAGAAATTCACCGATGGCTGCAATGCCACTGGTTAAACCACCGCGCTTGGCTGATTTCAAGATGCCCTTGAGGAAAGGTTTCCGGGCCATGTTGATTTAAGGTTCAACTACTATTCACACGAAATCACGTGTGAAGTTCTAAAACCATTAGGCCGTCCCGGCTAGGCCGAGGGTGCAAGCATCTCCGCCACCTGTTTATAGGTGGCTTCGACTGCGGCATCCTGGCCATTGGAGGCAGCCTCCGTCCCATCCACAATGGCCTTAAACCATGCTTCAGAGCGAAAGTTGTCTCCGCCGTACTGAGCGAGTAGACTGTGCAACTGCCTGAAATGATCTGTGTCGTACGCATATAGCGTGCACAAACTCATCAAAGTTGATCCGGTGAACTCAGACTTTCCCTTCTCAGGATGAGACAGGGCGTAGATGTTCTTCTCCCAATTCAATGGAATAGGCACCCACCTGCCCAAAGGGCTCCTTGCGAAGCTGATTGAGCAAAAGTTCTGGTCTTCGAATCGGCCAACCACGGATTCCTGCGTCCAAGTGTAACCTCGCTGCGCGAGATAACACAAAAACGCTGGAATGTCACCGATGTTGTCGAACACTGTGTCATCACCCATGCAAACTGATTCGTCTGCACAGGGAACCACACCGCGCTCAATGTCCCAACCCACACGAAGTGAGAGGACAACCTTGCTGTTGGAGTCAATGGTAGTGAGACGACCGCTAGGTTGAATGCCACCAGCCTGCTTTTGCAGCACTGTGCCATCAGAGAAAGCGATCGATCCGTAAAGAACGGAATCCTCACGGGCTCGGACCAGGTGCTCCCACCTAGGTCGGGCCCCCCCAACTGTACGGCATAGCCGAATGTTGAGGTCCCGCACGAGTTCCAAACTCTCTTTGGAGCATGTCATATCGTGTTGCTTGGCGTCGAAGGAACACCAAGACTTTGAACCATTCTTTGAGTAATGTCGAACGAGACTGTCGACACCTCCTTTAAGGAAGTTAAACCCAGGTTTCAGCGGCCATTTCTGATTAACCAGGAGCGCTCGAGTGAGCATCTCATGATAGAGTAGCTCATCGATGAGACGGTCAATGAAGTCCATCCCAAAAATAAGTCGCCAGCGCTTTTGCAGCACTTTTGACATCTTATGCGCCTCCCGCTTAATGAAAACTCGGAGTGGGGCAGAGGAGTATCTCGTGTCAGCACTTGACTCGAGTGTCTTCACTCGCTCCTTCACGAGATGGCAGATTGCAGGCTCACCAAGACGAGAACAAACATCGTCAATGGTGGCCATCCCCTCCCGAACGAACACAGCACCTGAACTGCGATCCCCATGCGTCGTGCGCACGCGGGCAACAGTTCTGGCGATATGCTCATCAGAAAGGAAGTCCTTCGCAATTTCAAACTGGCCAGCCTTCAACATACTTTCGAGTGTTGTGAGGACGGCTTCCTTATTGATTGCGAGGGGCTTATCGTTGAAAGCTGTAGATTGGAAGTTGAAAGAATCCTTTTCAGCGTTGTGATCTGTGGGGGGCGTGGCGTACTTATCGTCGACCTTAGTCACCTCCAGATGTGGTAGATGCTCAACCATGTATGGTGCCGTCTTAACGGCTTTGATGAGACTTACTGCTTTGAACCACCAGCGCTCGATGAACCCGCCTGAGACTTCGGACGGGCTTTCGAGTTTTTCTGCTTCACGCTCTTCGGGGCTTCAGTGCTGTCTTTTGCCGCTTCGATAGCTTTCGCTTTCTCAGCTGCGAGTGCAGCACTCTTTTCTTTCTTCGCCTGGGATGAGGCCTCTTTCTGAGAGGCGATGCGTGCAGCATGCTCTTCAGCCTTGAGCTTCTTGAGCTCTGCCTTGAGGGCTGCCTGCTTCACAGCGGAGGATTCCTCCTCCTTTTTCTGCTCTTCCTTGATGGCATCCTTGAAGTCTTTCAGCTCCTTTTTCATTCTCGCTATTTCAGCGAGCAAAGGTGCTTCCTTCTTCT